ACCCTCAAAACACTCATAAAAATACCCACTGTTCCGCCGCGGATTGCTAAACGCCAACCAAAACCGATTCGGCGTCACCTCAGTAAAAAAACCCGCCGCCACCGACCAAATCCCATCATCAATCCCCAACGCCTCATCAAATACCACCATCACACCATCATGGTTGTGCACCCCAGCATACGCATCCGGGTTCTCCTTCGTCCACAACCTACCCTCCACCCCCCAATACCTAACCCCCTTCTTCAAATCCCTCTCCACCAAATCCCCCAACCACTTCGCAGGCATCACCCTCGTCGCACTCACCTCAAACCAATGACTGTTCAACGACATTGATAACCACTTCGTAATCTCCGCCCACGTCACCGATCTCAACTGCGGCTCACTGTTCGCCGAAATAATCGTCGTGCTCCCAATCCTCGTACTCAACATCCACAACACCACCCACGACACCAATGCCGACTTCCCAATACCACGCCCAGAACTCACCGCCATCCTCAAAATCTTGTAACTAAGATCGTCCTCGCTCTGCCCAGGCTTCTTCTCATCAGATAAAACCCTGTTCGCCTTGATGTGCTCCGCCATCTCCGTTAACACCTCCCTCTGCCACTTCCGAGGACCCTTGAAACGCTCCAACGGCGTACCCGCCTCACCCCACGGAAACGCATACATCACAAACGCCAAGGGGTTGTCCCGGACCTGAGGACTCCAAATCTGCGCCATTAACTCCTGCTCTTCTTCAACTTTGTAGATTGGTGTTTGCATAACTCACTCCCCCTCAAAAAAAGAAACCTGCTCCGCAACCTTCACACTAGGCTCAAACAATTGCCCCTGAGCCTGCGCCTGCTCAATCCGCCGACACGCAATCTCAAAATACTTCGGCTCACGCTCAATCCCAATAAACTTTCGCCCCATCTGAATCGCCGCCACGCCAGTTGTGCCAGAGCCCATAAATGGATCTAGGATCGACTCAGGGTTCCCCGCCTGCTCAATACACCACTTCATAAGTGCAAGCGGCTTTTGGGTTGGGTGACCAACGCGCTCCGCATTAGTACTAGAAATGCTCCATTGAAAATAACCGGCTAACTTGTCCATGTTCGTCCAAGCAAGCTCTACACGACTAAAACTTGGAGGACCATCCGGTTTGTGCCAAACAAGCCAACAACGTGATGGAGGCAACGCAAAATAGTTGCCGCCCCATAAAATTTGCTTACTACCTTTCTTACATATTGCTTGAATCAAATCATCCGATGGCGGAGACGAATCCCAATATTTTTTTTCGGCTCCATTCATGCGTTGATGCTTGAATGGCTGGGCAGCAATCCCTATCCCATACGGCGGATCCGTAATCACCGCATCCACCTTGCCCAAGGTAGGCAAGATGTCCATACAGTCACCCAAGTAAAGGGTGGCATCTCCAATGATGACGGGTGTTTGCATAGTAACTTTCTGGTGTTAATGAGGGGATTGTATAAATAAAATAAAAAATTTGCGTGGGGGTAGCCTCCACTTTGGCCGGCCGGGCAGGGCCCTACCCCCCCCCTCGATTTTGCGAGCAGGGCTGGTTCTGCCCGCGTCGCAGAGCGACGCAGCATAGGCAGGTGGGGGGGTGGGCAAAGGGGTGGGCAACCCATTGGATGTCAACAGGTCAACATCCTAGTGTTTTCCCTAGTGCAAAATGTGTTGACACTGACGCTAGACCTACGCTATAGTTCAATCACTGCGCGACATGACTGACAGACAGCGCAGCAACTAACCAAGGAAACGACCATGAGCAAAGCAAAACCCGAACGCTGGTACGAAGTGGTAGGCGACACCCTTTACGTGTACGACGCGCCTTGGAGAGACTTTTCATTTTCGGTCTCAATCGTTAGCGTGAACGACCTCCCGTACTACCGCGCCAACTTCCACCTCACAAAACTGTGGGGCGCGCGATCAGCCTAACCACCCAGGGGCTTCGGCCCCTTCAACCAAGGAGATAGAGACATGGCGCGATTCGCATATTTTTCTGATGTTGACAACATAACAGTGCAACTTGGTGTGGTTTCGACCATGCCAAATCAGGAATTTAAAAAACGTTGGCCCTCAGTCAAGGGATTGAAGGACGATGGTTTTTCAATGCGTGTCGGTAGACCTGTTGAAGGTGGCGATTGGTTGCCTGTCACACGTCAAATCGAGAGAAAAGCTAATCCGTCAATGCACGAGTGCAACGCGAAGTGCCTGAATGGATCACATAACGGAAAGTGTGAATGCAAGTGCAATGGCAGGAACCACGGCCGTGGCTTGTTTACAAACCTGATTGCCGCCTAACACCCAGGGGCTTCGGCCTCTCCAACGAAAGCACCCCATGAAACGCCCACTCCTTCAAATCCTGGCCGACCTAGCCTTTGCAGCCATCCTGGGCCTCATTGGCGCAGCACTCCTTCTTGCCTACTTATGAGCCAAACCCGCACTGCCCACCTCCTGGCCCTCCTTCGGGATGGCCACCCCTTCCGCATAGCCGTGATCCTTACATCACATGCATTCAACGTCCCGGTCCACGTGATCGAGAGGGAGTTTTACAGATGACCCCCTGCCCACAATGCGCCAGCCCCTCCAAAGTGCTGGAAACGCGCCAGAGCCCCAGTAAGGGCACCACACGTCGCCGACTAGCCTGCACATCCTGCGGCCTCAGGTTCAGCACCTGGGGCGACGCGGCATACATCGTCCCAGAAGTAGATCAGCGCCTCGATGCAGACGGGATGCCCACCTACACCCAGGCCATCCAGGTCCTTGAGGCACTGGTCCGATCAGCGGGGGGGTGCGCCACCATTGACCAAGTTGCCGTAGTCAAAGCGTGGCGCCTCTTGGATCGATTTAAGGCCCGTCAGAGCCCTTAACCTCCCCTTCCCCGCCCAAGCCCTCACCCGAGGGCTTTTTTGCGTCTATGAGCTCCCTAGGCGCTTCCAGGGGCACCCCCTCGATGCTTGGCGCTTCCAACTCCCTGGCCACCACATCCGTAATATCTGCACTTAATACCCTATTTTTAGCAGATTCTAATGCGCCATTGATACTAATAGTAGTTTGTACTATTTCGTGCTTCTGAGTTTCTGCCCAACGCATTTGCGTTTTGGTCCACCAGATGAGGCTAGCCGTGTCGCCGTCCATCGCTTTCTGAAAAAGCTTCCCGCCGATCTTCGCATGTGCTTTTGCTTTTCCTAATTCCAATTCTCTCGGGAAATTTTCTAGTAATACATTCTTCGCAATCCCATCCTGAATCAACGCGCTGATTTGATCCTGCGACAATCCAAGGCCTGCGTATTTCTCAACGAGCTCACGATCCTCCTCGGTCGGAACGAACGGCTTTCGACCCGCCCCAGGCCTAGCCCCACCCCACCCAGAAATTTCTTGTTTTCGTTTTTCAAACGACATGTTAGTGCCTCCTAACTTAAAAATTTACCGTACCGTAATTGGCCCACTGAATTTAGCGTAACAGCGTAACTCCCCTAAAGGGGGGAGTTACGTTACGTTACGCAAAAATGTCATCCCTGTCACATATCGTAACTGCGTAACAGTTACGCAAAAGTTACGCTGTTACGCTGAGAGTTACTATGCTCTTAACAACATAGCCGAAGCTTGCACGGTGTCCAAAACGATCCACCCATGCTCATAGTGCCCGATGATCTGCCCGGTCAGTAGCTCCCCGATTGGCTTGCCTTTGGCTGCGGGTCTGGCGTACATCTGAGCCGATGCTTCGGTCAATTCAAGGGTTTCAATCAGATATTGGATAAACCCGGACCGGCTCAAGTACGGTTGCCCGGCTCTGGTTTCCTTACCTGCTGCTTCCCAGGCATTCTGAAATAACTTTCTGTGTTTAGTTAACTTATTATCCCCCTTATCAGATATTGGTTTATCTACTATTTGAATCACAGCGCTAGATACCTGTTCGCCGTCTTCGTCGATCCACCCATTAATTGGGACGGATTGAATGCGTGCGAAGACCTCGGGAGCGAATTCGCTGTCCTTGGCTTTGCGCTGGACGATTTGCATGGGTGCGTCATCTTTTGCTGGAATGATGCTCACCTCAATGTCAAGTGCTCCGCGCCACGCGCTTGATCCTCGGGCTCGGTGCTGAGCTTCTTCGCTGACTCCCGTGTGATGGACTAGCAAGACGGAGCAGTTGAACTCACGCATGAGTTGCGCACATGCATCAAGCATTGTTTTAGCGTCCTGGGCGCTGTTTTCGTCGCCGGATAGAAAACGGTGAAGAGTGTCAATGACGATGAGATCGGGGGGTTCGGAGAGTTGTTTTAGGTGGGTGGAGGTGGACAGATAGCCTTCTGGCGTATTCAGGTCGCACCCGGAGCGGCTGAGCCACATGCTTAGACTGCCGGCTTCGTGATGCTGCTTCCATGCTGCTATTCGGGCACGTAGACCGTGGTGGCCCTCTCCGGCCAAGTAGACTACTTTGGCTGGCTTGACTCGATGGCCTGCCCACTCTTGCATTCCGCTGGCTAGGCGTAGGCACCAGTCTAGGACTACGAAAGTTTTCCCGCCACCGCTGGGACCGTGGATCATGATAAGAGCATCAGACTGTAGCCACCCTTTTATCAGCCACCTGATTGGGGCAGGCTTTTGGCAATAGTCATCGGCGGGGATGAGCCAAGACTCTTGGGGGGGGTTGAGCAACAGGCTCAAATTGTGCCCCGCCTGTGCGTAGTCGTTTGCGTCGCCCTCGATTGGGGGCATGATGTATGTCACCCCGTACTTAGCACAGGCTTGTTCCGCGTGACGCTGCCCGACCCCTGATTTATCGTTGTCAGCCACTATCACTATTTTCTGGCCTGGGTGCATCTCTACTAGTGAGCCGGTGACCGGGATCAAATTGCTTGCGCTGTACGCAACGACGCATGGGCGGCCGGTGACTTCGTGAATTGTGGCTGCTGTGGCGAATCCTTCTGCTACGTAAAGCACTCCCGGGTGATCAAGGGTGCCGATGATCCAGAAGCGCCCTCCTGTCTGTCCGCCTGTGTGGTACAACTTCCCGCCGTCTTCGCTGATGTACTGCAAGCTTGAAAGCTCGCCATCTTCTGAGAATAGAGGGACCATCAGCCTGCCGTCACCTGTCACTCTGGCGCCGTGAGGTTGGACACCCTTGCGCTTGAGGTATGGATGATCTGGGCTTGCCTGGGCGCCGTCTCGCCAGATTGTCTCGACGGTTGACGCGGCTACAGAACGATCCCGCTCTATTTCTTCGTCCCGGAGGCGCTTTGCCGCGTTGATCCGAGCGATGTGGGCCATTTCCTCAGCTGGGGTCCACCTCTTTTTACCGATGTCCGCTTTGACTGTCTGAGTCAGATTGGCTCTCCAACACCCGAAAGTCAGGCAGGGTATGCCGTCCAAGTGACCGACATACCAGCCCGAACGGTCTAGAGTTTTCCTGCTGCTACCGGAGCGGAAACGGTGGATGCGACCGTCAAGAATGAACTGCTCGGGAGCATCAAGGCCGGCCTCTTCAATAGCTCTACTGAACTGCACTTCGATCGGGAGCGGGGCGACTTCCTGGGGGGGAGACCAAGGGCCTCCAAGAATGTGCGTTAGATCAGCCATTTGGTCAGAGTGTTATGGGTTGTGTTTGACGGATCAGATAATCGCTCAGAATCGTGAGCGTGCGCAATGAGGGGTTGGTCTGCCGACCCTTTTTGATCTGGTGCAGCGTGTTTGCGTGCAGGCCGGTGGCAGCTGCTACTGCACTGATGCGCCGATCAGCAAGGGCCACTTTGATCTGTTCTAGGCTCAACAACATTTTTATCTCTCCTTTTGTTTGGGTGTTGACATTGTGGCGTGCAATCCTTTACATTGTCAACACTGCACGAACGGAATCGCCGACGGTGCAGGTAAAAAAGGAGAACGAAATGGAATTGATCTACAGCCAGGATTTCTACAAAGTCTACGCCTCGACGGTGGGCGACTACGTTCTTATCTGGTCCAGCGACTATCCGACTCGCTCTACCTTGATCGGCACATGCGATTCAATGGAGGACGCATTAGAGTGGGCTAAGGATTGGGTTCAGTGCAAAATTGAGGATGTACCTTTTTAAATAATTTAACTCTGGGGTGTTGACAGGCTCACAGTCAAGCCCCAAAATACACACATCGCACGAACAGATTCCCTGACGGTGCGACAAACAAAAGGAAACACTATGAAGAACAACGATTTGCAACTGACGCAAGCCGATCAACTCGGTGCTTTGCTGGCTGAGATTGACGTTCTGACAAAAAAGGCCGAGACCATCAAGGCCGCCATGAAAGAGGTTGGCGGAGTGCACGAGGGCGTGTTGTTCCGCTCTACCGTGATTGAGTCTAACCGGGCCACAACCGACTGGAAGGCTTTGTGTGCCGCCCAAGGCATCGGGTCCGATGTGGTAGCCGCCCACACCAAGACCACAGCGGTCTACTCGGTAAAGACGACATCAAAATAAAGGAGGGGGGCTCTAAGCCCCTATCACATGGATAAACCACCTCCCAATTGGCCCTTCCCGACGTACAAAGGGAACCCGCTCCAGAAACCAAAACCAACCCCGTTCCGTGAGGAACCTTTACCACCCGCGCCACCAGCGCCTTTCTAGGAGATATGAAAATGGCAATAAACCTTAAAACCACCAAGTCACTTGCAGCATCCGGCGTCAAGCTTCTGGTCTACGGTCAGGCCGGAGCGGGTAAGACTTCGCTCATACCGACCCTGCCCGCCCCTATAGTCCTAAGTGCCGAGGGCGGCTTGCTCTCGATTGCAGGGGCGGATGTGCCCTACATAGAAATATCGGATATGGCCAGCCTGCGGGAGGCTTGGCAGTGGATAACAGAATCTGCGGAGGCCAAAGAGTTTCAATCCGTGGCCTTGGATTCAATCAGCGAAATAGCAGAGGTCGTACTGAACGCAGAGAAAAAGGCAACAAAAGACCCACGGCAGGCTTATGGCGCAATGCAGGAACAGATGGCGGACATCATAAGAGCGTTCCGCGACCTTCCAGGCCGTCACGTTTACATGAGTGCGAAGCTTGAGAAGACCCAAGACGAAATGGGTAGGGTTCTCTATTCGCCAAGTATGCCCGGCAACAAAACTGGCCAACAGTTACCCTACTTTTTTGACGAAGTGCTAGCGCTTCGGGTGGAACGCGACGCCGAAGGAAACACACAACGGGCTCTAATGTGCGACTCTGACGGGCTTTGGCTCGCCAAAGATAGAAGTGGGAAGTTAGAGATGTGGGAAGGCCCTGATCTTGGGGCGATTATTAAAAAAATTGAGACCTAAAAACAATCATGAACCGGCACGACATCTTCGAGATCTGGCAGTACACCCAGCTCCAAAATCAAGACCAGGATTGGGGTCTGATCGCTATTAAATTCGCTCAAGCAATAGCCCGCATTGAGCGTGAACAGATAGCTAGGATGTGCGACGACTATGCAATGCAAGAAGACCCTACGGAGTTTCCGAGGGACAACTTTACGGGTGGCAAGGCGTTTGCTGCCCAAGATCTTGCAGAGAAGATACGTGCCAGGGAAGACCTTGGGGATTGCAATGACTGAAGAAACGCTAAAACTCGCTGGTCGTGCTGTTGGCTTGGATGTCTGGTTCAACCATGAGGTGGGCTCATACGGATACGGTGCCCCGACATCTTTCACGAAATGGGATCCGCTACGTGACGATAGGGATGCATTCAGGCTCATGGTCGCACTGAAATTCAGTGTCAGGCATCACTGGAACCTGAACGCGGTGGATGTGTCTGGAAACATCTATCACCAGCCCGACCGAGATGAAAGGATGGCGGAGTTTTACGGGCCGGAGAGCGGCCAAGATCCGTACACCGCTACACGCACCGCGATCGTAAATGCGGCCGCAACGATAGGAAGGTATCTATGACAAACTTAGAAAAACTGGCGAGCGACTGGGAGGAGGCGAAAGCTTTCGAAGCTCAGGCAATAGCAAGACGCCGAGAGATAGAAGATCAACTCACCCAGTCTCTGGCGATCCCGAAGGACCTTGAAGGCACTAAAAACGAAGATGCAGGACAGTACAAAATAAAGATAGTTGGGAGGCTTGATCGAAAGATCAATGCTGATAAACTGCAAGAACTTGCCCAGGAATCCGGTTTGACCGAGCACTTGGGCAGTCTGTTCAGATGGAAGCCTGAGATTAACATGACAGCCTGGAAGGCTGCTCATGAGTCAATCACTGCTCCCTTGCTGGACGCCATTACCACAACGGCCGGAAGGCCGTCATACGCCATAACCAGAAAGGACTAATCATGGCTCGCTTATCACAATCTTTTTCTGTTGAATCACTTCCACAACCTACGAACAATTACGGCGTTCTTCCTGCCGGATGGTACTCGGCAACGATTAGCCGCGCCGAGGTCAAGCCAACAAAGTCAGGCACCGGCGAATACATTAATCTCATGTACACAGTCACAGGCCCGACCCACCAAGGCCGAGCAGTCTGGGGGATGATCAACATCAAGAATGCCAACCCGGAAACCGAAAAAATCGGGATGCAGCAGCTCGGAGAACTCATTCGTGCAACCGGAGTGGCTCACTTGTCCGACACCGATCAGCTGATTGGCAAAGATTTGGTCATCAAGCTGAATGTCAAAGAGGACGACCGTTACGGTGAACGCAACGAGGTGAAAGGCTTCAAGGCCATCCAAGGCGGCTCAATTCCCTCTATGCCTACCGCAGCGCCGGAGGCTCCCGCTGCAAAGGCCGCTCCTCCGTGGGCTAAGAAGTAAGCAAAAAAAAGCCCCCTGCAAATGGGGGCTTAGCAACTCAAAAGGAGAGGAGACGGTTAATTATGGCTCAAATTATAGTCAAAGACAAAATCGTTGAAGCAATAGACGCTGCGCACGAGGCTGCGCAAGAACGACCCAGGCCACACATGGGGGCCTCGATGCTGGGTCACCCGTGTGATCGGTGGCTGTGGTTGTCATTCAGGTGGGCGGTGATTGAAAAGTTTGATGGTCGGATCTTGAGGCTGTTCCGACGTGGCCAGATGGAGGAGGCAACGATCATCAGCGATCTAGAGGCTATCGGGATCGTATTCAAAAAGACAGACGGGCAAGCCAGGGTGGATTTTGGCTCGCATGTGTCTGGATCGGTAGACGGGATCATTGAATCTGGTGTTCCAGATGCTCCGAAAGCTCGACATGTTGCGGAGTTCAAGACCCATGCACTGAAGAGTTTTGAGGATTTTTTGTCGCAGGGTGTTCAGAAGTCTAAGCCGATGCATTGGGCGCAAATGCAGGTCTACATGCATGGCCTAGGGATACACCGAGCTTTGTATGTAGCCATCTGCAAAAATGATGACAGAATTTACACAGAGCGGCTACACTACGATCACAACGCAGCCGAAAAGCTGGTTGATCGAGGCAGACGAATTGCATTAGCAGACAGGATGCCAGAGCCTTTGAGCAGTGACCCAACTTGGTACGAATGCAAGTTTTGTCCAGCTCGCAAGTTTTGCCATCAGACAAAGCTTACAGAGCAGGTGAATTGTCGGACATGCGCGCATTCAACAGCAACCGCGGCAGGCAATTGGGAGTGTGCGAAATGGGGCAATGACATCCCCGAGGACTGGCAGCATCAAGGTTGTTCGTCTCACGTCCTGCACCCTGATATGGTGCCGTGGAAGATGAAGGGCAGTGATGAGAACGGGTGGAGAGCGGTTTATCTTGTTGATGGGCGCGAAGTGGTGAATGGTGAGCCTGGGGGTGAAGCTGTGAGCAGTGAGCAACTAATAAAGGGGGTGGTATGACAACACTACGAGAGGCAGCGGAGATTGCATTAGCCGCGTTATCACATCCTAATTTCCAAGGAGCGGAGGAGGCTGAAACCATTCTTCGAGATGCTCTGGGAAGATCAAAATCTTCATCAAAATTACGTGAAGCACTAGCGCAGCCTGAACAGGAGCCGGTGGCGTGGATGGATCGGGATGGTGATATTTATCCAATGCCAGAAACAGAGGGCTGGCGTCCTCCACATACGCTACTTTACACGCACCCACCCCAGCGAAAGCCGCTGACGGACGACGAGATACGCAAGCTGTGGGATTCGCACACGATTGAAGTGTACGGAAAGATCGGAATAAACCCCGTGCTGTTTGCTCGGTACCTGGAGCGAGCACACGGGATAGGGGAGAAGGAATGAATAGCGTAGACAAAATGACAGATAGAGAACTGACGGTTCTCGCAGCTCAAGCTATTGGTATCAAACCGAATTTAGATTTGGGCGGGGTGTTGTTAGACAAGTACGGAGGATTATTTGACCCCCTTCAAGACGACGGCGACGCTTTGCGAACTGCGGTTCAATTGGGGTTTCTTATTGAAATAATTCCTTGCGAGCAGCTTGTAATTGTATGGAACTCTGAGCCGCTAAATGAAGAAAGCAAAGTTTATGTAAGGTTCGGGGACTTGACGGGGGCAACGGCTGACGATGCATATCAGGCTACTAGGAGAGCAATCGTAGAAGCTGCTGCAAACTTGGTATTTATAAGGGGCAAAAAATGAGTAAATGGGCACCGGCTAACAAATCAAACATTGCGAGTTTTATGCATGTGCGAATAGTTGACGATGGCGGAGAAATCTGCATCGTGACGTGGCAGGGAAGTGAACAATCTACTGACCGGCTTGCTGAAAAGATATGTGAACTTGCCAACAAAGAAGTGAGTGAAAAATGAACAGAGACGACATTATCCGTATGGCGGAAGATGTTGGTATGACGGGGCTTTCGCTAATTGATGTTGGGTACCTTGAACGCTTCGCCGCCTTAGTCGCTGCTGTTGAACGTGAGGCGTGTGCAAAGGTTGCAGAAGACCATAAGGATGATTGTTTTTTCGGCGAAGCTGACTATTACGAAGCCGAACGAATCGCAAGAGCAATCAGGAATAGGGGGTGAGGAATGAACTTACTTGATTTCTTGAGTGGGGTTTTTTTTGGGCTTGGAATCGGTTTTAGGTTAGGTACATGGATTTACAGCGTGCACCATCGAGCGATCAAACAAGCTAAGAGGTGAGAAATGAAAGAAGACTCAATAGACCAACTTGCCTGGGAATGCGGCTTCTTAGATGAGGACTTTGAGAAGCTTAGAAAGTTTGCCCGTCTGATCAGAGCTAGGGCCTTCTTAGAAGGCTTTGATGCCGGGATGAATTACCAGCAAGTTTTGAACGACAAGGAGCCGGATAAATGAGAACAATGATTGCATTTGTACTGCTGTTTGCCACACAAGCCCAGGCCGAGTCCTGGGGCGGTAAAGACAAGTGGCAACACGCTGTCGTAGGTGCTACGACCGGAGCAGTGTTCACAAAGATCACGGACGACTGGCGCTATGGTTGCGCCGCCGCTGCCGCTGTAGGGCTGGCAAAAGAGATTTACGACAGCCAGCACAGGGACCGTCATACACAATCGTTCAGGGATTTCGCTGTGACTGCCGCCGCAGGCTGTGGTTCTAGCATCGTCGTTGCACCGAACTATATCGGGTTCAATATCAAATTCTGAGGACATCCATGCCAAGACCTGCCCCCCCCTGCAACAAGGGCCGCAAAATCATCAAAGTCAATGCTCTGATGATGGCCCAGTTAATGAAGCATTTGATGGAAGGCGACTATACATGCCAAGAACTAGCAGAGGAAACGGGCCTGCACTACGTGACCGTTCTGCATTACACCCGCGAGATGTACAGAAAAGGGGTGCTGCATATCTGTAAATGGGACAAGCGATCAGAATCAAAAGATCCCATTAGGATTTACAAGCTTGGATCAAAACCGGACGCAAAAAAGAAAATACTGACTGACGTTGAAAAATCTCAACGGTACCGACAGAAGCGGAAACAACTAAAGTTGATACAGATGATGGCAGGAGACTCTACGCTGGTCACCCGGAAACCGAAAGCACAGCAGACACAACAAAAGGAAGCAGCATGAAGATCAAACTAGCGCCCCCAAAAATGGATGCATTTGATGAAGATGACATCGCCGTTTTTACGATGGAACTAGTAGATGAGTCTGCCGCCAGCATTGAGATCAGAGCCTGGATTGATAGAAATAACTGGCCGGTGATTCAACAGGCTGTGGCGGATGCTTTGGAAATGATGTTTCCGGAGGGCGGGTAATGCTCCGTGACTACCAGCAGCGCGCGATCGACCATCTTTATCAATGGTTCCGCAACGGTAACGAGGGCAATCCTTGCCTAGTGCTTCCGACTGGCTCAGGTAAGAGCCACATCGTAGCGGCTCTGTGCAAGGATGCTTTGCAGAACTGGCCT